TGGGTTACCAGACATACGAGCACAGAATGATCGTTTGCGTGGCCCACCTTCAGGTTGTGGCGCCTTGAGATTGGAACCTGTCTCACGATTGTATTTTGCACGGCCAGCAGCTGTTAAGCCACCAGTGCGTGATTTGTGTACGCCAATCTTTAGACTGACATTACTTCTTTTTGTTGCCATTGTGCTTATGGCCTTTTTTGTTGCTACAGCACATTAAAGTACTCCTGGGATAATTTGACCAGTAACAAGATATGCACCTACTGCTGCAACAAAGCCAAGCATTGCAAGCCTACCGTTGAGCAGTTCAGCACGTTCATTATGTGATTCGTAGTATTTAGGATCCATATAAATAGGTGGCTCTTTTGCCCAAATATTTTTAGTCATTAGAAGTTGAGGTCAGATCGATCAAGTCGATCCATCACATCTTGTCGATATGCAGGATCATTGTCATATCTAGGGTCACTCATTGCACGAACAAGTTCAGCTTGACTACGGAAGGTGTCCATAGAACGTGCGGGTTTACCCTGTAGTGTTTCACCTTCGTAGCCCATAGCGTCAGTGTATCGATAGTAAAGTGCTTGCAGAGCAAGGTTGATAGCTGCAGTATTACCTGATTCCACAACAGAATCAAAAGCTTGTATTTCAGCAGGAGTAAAGTTTTCTGCTGCCCAGCCTGTCAGTTGTTGGTAAGCTGCTTCGCCACCTACAGAATTCTTGATTGCATTGATTTCACCAGAAGACAACTCAACACCTTGCGATTGTTGCTGAGGTCCAACCTGTTGTTGGTAGCGGAAGTATGCGTCAACCAATTCACGAGAGGACATCTGCGAAAACCTCTCTAAGGTTTCTTCGCTTAGTTCTCCGTTTGTTTGGTACTCTTGATCAACATCATAAAGGAAGTCAATGGTCGGGTCATCCGACTCCTCTTGTGACTCCTCCTCTACTTGTTCATCCTCAGAGTAACCTTCATCAGTCTCCTCATATTCAGAGTCATCTTCCTTACTGCCTAGCTTGCGTTGTAGCTCGACGTAGGCCTGTTCAAGTTCTTGTGCGTTTTTGTATTTACCAGCCAGCAGACCTTCCTGCTGTGCCATCAACTCTTCCCCAAGCGCAAGAGATTCTGCCATGTCAGCTTCCTGAGAAGCAATTACCTCTGCGGGTGGAGTTGGGTCATAAGTTAGGGTTTCAGACATACATTACTGTGGTGGTTGTTCTTCTTGGTCAGTCAGCCCTCCAACAACATTGCCAAGCATTTCCTCGGCATTAGGATTCTTAGAGGGGTCAGCAATCGGTGCTTGTAGCATCTGGCCTGCTTGCTTAGTAAGAAGCATTTGAGATTGTTGTTGCATTGCTCGTTGCTGTTCTTGCTGCTGTTGATCCATTGACTTCACAAGGTTCAACACATCAATACCTTGAGCTGCAGCCAGACGTTTAATCGCTTCATCAGGATTGATGTAACGCATTAGATTGTCAGGACCAAGTGTTTGGGCAATCATTGCCATAAATGTTGTAAGGGCTTCACGATCTTGTCCCCTACCAAGAGCGTTGATACCAGCCACAATGGTTGGTCGCACAATCTCTTTAGGGATACGTGGAAGCTCACCGCTACGTTGCAGAACAAGTAGCTTTCTGTTAAGGTAAGGTATCAGAAACTCGACAGTCAGAAGGGAGAATAATCCACCAAGTTGTTGTTCAAGTTCAAGTTGAGTGAGGCGGACCTCTTCGGCTGTAGTACGCTCGCTTTGGCGTACACTCAGTACAAGAAATGCTTCAGAGATGCGACGCTCAAGAGTTGCAATCATGTTGGCAGCTGTACTGAAATCAGCAGTCTTACCAACTTGAACTACTCCAATATCTTCAGGCCTACCTTGAACGATTGCACCGTTGCCTGCTTGGGCCAGCGTTTGGGGTTTAGTAGTGCTTGAGGGTGATACCACGAAGATCACTTTAGCGGCTGCTGCAGAGCCTTCTGTGAGGGCCTGACACAGTGCATTAAGAGACTTCATATCACCAAGGAACTCCTCAACGCGTCCTCTTCCGTAATTCTCACCGTCGCAATTATTAAATCTTAATACCAGCCAGGGGGATGCATCTTTTGGAGCTTTACTTTCAGAACCAGGAAGCTTCTTATCGTTCACCTCCTGGTGCCAGATCCAACGGTTGTTATCAAGTCGGACGTGAGTATATACTTCTAGGTCATCTCCATTTAAGGAGACACCATTGCTATTAACTTGATTAGGAATTTTACTACTGACCAATTCTTGCGGTAGTAGTTTCTTGCTAATAAGTTCTTTGGTAACGATCTCAATTACTTGGCCGTTTCCGTCTCGTTCAACAACGAAGCGGTTCAATGGATAATGCTTCAACCCATCCTTGCTCATAAAGATAAGAGCATTGCCACCTACGACAAGATGTTTGAGAGCTTGATGAACAGTAACTCGATCACTGGATGCAGCAATCGAATCCATCACCATTCTCTCCATCTTGGCAAAACTTAGATCCAGCTCAGATCTGACTTGTGCAGGCAGCTCAGTACCTAGCTTGTCATCACGAACCTGCAGCTTAAAGAATGTCGTTTGTGGAGGCAGCAAGCTCAACATAAGCTTGGCCGCAAGCGTTACGACCGCTTTAGCTCCTACGGATTGCCACGGTTGTCGTAGTGTTTGATGGGTTACCCGGTTCTCATCACGTTGGATGAGATACGGAAGAGTAAGCTCAGAGCATTGAACAGCAATGTCAAGAAACTGGGAACGGTATGTTGAAAGGTGATCGTACCGACTTCTTGCTGTCATTTATTTAACCCATGTTGGGACCATAGCCACTAGAACCACCAGTGTTTAGTGGAATACGCAAGGATGCAACCCCCTTGCTAGCATCAATAACACTTGACTTACGGGTACGTTTCCTTCGAACACCTTGCTTATCCATCATTGATGCGCCAGAACTGGCCGGAGGTGGAGTGTACTTAGGTTTCAGAGATTCAACTATTGCCATATTTGCTTTTTCTCTTTCTTTCAAAGCATTTTCAAACGCTACAGCCTGTCTATTAGCTTCACGCTTTGCTTCTTCATTTCTGTGGTGTTGTCTTTGACCGCTACACATAATTAGTTGTCCTCATTAAGACGTGTTTTAATCCAGTCCACAACACTACGTTGACCAGATCTATAAAAGATTTGTGGCAATGATGTGTCTGGTGTTGGGGTGTATGGTGGATACAACTCTTCCAGTTCTGCTAGAAGAGATTCTACAGTTACGATTAAGTTAAGCGTACTGTGGGAGGTTTGGATTTGCATGTTCAAAAAAGGCAGGCATACGTGCCCGCTTGGTCTCAACAAGTTCAGGTGCCTTGCCTTCGTACATCAAGCGATCACTTGCATCCAGCCAAAATTTTTTATTTAGATACTTGTTGGGTTCTGCCCCGGACAGGGGTTGCATCACCCAATTTATGGTTGCTTTCCTGAGCTTATCCAAAGAAGGACTCCAATGGAGATCAAGCTCACGAGCCACCAGGCTATTCGTTGCAACATGTACTTGCTCGTCTCTACTAATATCTGCACTTACAGTGCGTAGTCCAGCATCACCATTAAAGCGAAAGAATGGCAGCAGTACAAAGAAAATTGCACGTTCTGCAACTAACGCTTTTAGGATTGTGTGATCTGGATGAGCTTCCCACGCAGAGCGAAGCCGCTTAGCCTCTTCTTCAGCAACTGGGTCAACACCAATAGCATTGGTGATGTAACCAAGAGCCAGGTCGTGGTTCACTTCGTCTTTGATATTTGATCGAAGTAGATCTGCTGATAGTGCTGGAACCTCACCAAGAGAAGCCTCGATGAAGTCTCCAACGGGAAGCTCCATATGACGCATGGCAAGGGCTCGATAGATTGTTTCTTGAGCACCATCAGCTAATTTACCAGCAGTTGTTTGTACTGGAGTCCAAGTTCTTTTCCGAGAAAGTAGTTTTTGATAAGGGTTCATTCGCCACAGTTACATTGAGGTGCAGGGTCATCATCCCTGTCATAAAGAATTGACTCCAAGTAATCATCCACCTCAGACTCATCCAGAGCAGCATAGGCGCTGGTCTTGTCTTGAGTATCACTCATAACTTGGAGCGAGTAATAAAGGGAGGTCTGCGGGGATTGCAGCCACTCTTCAATAAACGCCTCGTCATAGGTGATCACATCAGACCAACTATTGAAGCTGTAACCGTGAAGAAGTCCCGTAACATCAAGCATCCGTACAATGCCATCAGCCACTTTCTTGTAATCCTCCCAGCCAACATCACTGGCGATCTCTACGTCGCCGTAGTTATAGCTCTGAACACCAAAGGTTCCAGAGTCACGATCTACCTGACGAGAGATTGGAGGAGCGATCTCAGGACAGGTGGTGTACCCATCTAGATCAGTGTATCTGTAACTGCATGAAGCAGTAGGTGCAATCGCAAAAGCCCGCTCCATTTTGCTGTAGCGAGCAACCGCTGCAGCTGCATAGATACCACCTTGTAATTCCTTAGCAAGGATAGTTGCAGGAGTGTGCTCATAGTATTGCTTAGAGTTGACTTGTTCAAGTGCCTTGCCAAACTCTTTGTACGTCACACCGTAGTGACGGAGCAGGTTGGCCAGTCCAAGCATTCCGAGACCGACTTGGCGATCTGTCTGCGGAGAGAGATACTCTCCTGTAGAGTCA